CCATTAGCAACAGCTACAGTACCGACAATATTGCCAGCTTGCACCGATAAATTGCTTTTATTGATGTAAATTGCGCCATTGCTAGAATTGACATAAGCAACAGTTCCTAATTTAACTGCATATCCTGTAGGTGGAATGGTGTTTTGATAGTAACCAGCAGAATAAGGGGATAAATAAAGGGTATCGCCTACTGTATAGCTACCTGTATTAATGCCTTGGATTAGACCAATAGTGGTTACATAACCAGCACTACCTGATGCAATATTTTGATTAGCAAGGCCAATGACATTCGCAGTTGTTAAAGTATTAGCAATAGCCAAAGCCACATTAGGGTAAGTTTGACCGCTACTTGTGCCAGTTACATAAACAGGTTGTCCAATATTAATTGTTGAGCCTGTATTGTTAATAACTTTTAATTGAACTTCTTGCCCAATATGAAGGGTGTTGTTCGTTATATCGTTATAGTAAGCTAAAGACTTTTGTGTGCTGTCGTACCATAATTCTCCCTCAACATAGCTAGGTGCGCTTGTCGGTGTAAAAGTTAAGTTATTGCTGACAGTATCGCTAGTAAGAGTAGTACCGCTAACTGTTCCACCAGTAACTGACACATTGTTAGCGTTTTGAGCAGACATTGTGCCAAGACCAGTAATGTCTGTGCTTGGTACGGTTGCACTAGCCGTCATTGGCGATGTGCCGTTGCCCTTTACATAACCAGTTAAAGTCGCTGCGCCTGTGCCACCATTGGCTACAGGTACAGTTCCTGTTAATACATGGTCATCATTCCAATCACTTGGGCGAACTAACGATGTGTCTGCATCGTCAGGTATCGTTGAAACCTTACTATGCTTGACTGTAATAGCCATTATTGGACTCCGATGATTTTGCCGTCAGCACCTCGAACTACAGTCTTTGGCCTATTGTGTTGAGCATTAATTGTGTCTACTAGAGCGCTAATTGCTTGTGCCATTTGAGAGTTTCCCTGACCAATAGCGTTGGCAATCGGTTGCATTGGGTGTTCCATAGCGTGAGCCATGTCCTCTTCCATGTAATAGGCTTCTGCGCCATCGTCAGTACCAGCCGAAATACGAGCAGTTTCAATTTTTGCGCCATTGTTGATGTGAGCCAGTAAAACTTGGGTGTTTCTTTCGGTCATCATCTTCATTTGGGCTACTTTCATTTGGATTTGTGCATCCATTTGATTTCTTTGCTCTTCTAATTGGAATTTAAGCTGATTTTCTTGAGCTTGGTACTCTTGTTTAGCTTTTTCAAGCTCCATTTGACCTTGTAACTTGGCTTGCTCAACCTGGGCTTGCATTTGAATCTGTTGCATCTTAGATTGGTTGTCCATTTGCGCTTTTTGCATTTCAACAGGAGGCGGTTTAGGCTGACCTTTGGTTGCTTCGTACTGTTTTTTCATATCATCAGCAGTTTGGTCAATAATTCCTTCTAATTGCTTACCAGCTTTAAACGCAGTTACGCCAAACTTGAGCATTTCTAACAACATAGGTGTCATTTCAGGTGCAGCTTGAGCCGTAGGCAACGCCATTGATATAAATTGACCAACAGCAGCTAAAAATGCAGTTCTATCGGCTTTTTCTTGTTGCTCATCTTGGTAAATCATTGAGTCGGAAGTGACTTCAATGCGGAAATTTTTAGCTGCCTCATCCCTTAACAGAGCAATAGCCTGTGGAATGTATTGTTGGTCTTCTGGCGACAGTTGCATTGCACCAGAAATCTTAACTAGCGTGTCATCCGTAAAATGATTGCAAATAATCTGCGCTTTAATGCAAAGCAAAGAGGTAGCAAAGTCTACGACTGCGTGTTGCTGAGTTTTTAGGCGACCAGCAGCATTGTTAGACTTAATAATCTGTGCGCCAAGGGTTTCGTTAGGGTCGGTTTGACCTCTTTGAATATCAGCAATACCCATCAATTCGTAGATTTGACCCTTAACTTGCTCCATAGCGGAGTAACAAGACATCAATGCGCTGGCAAATGGGGCGAGGTCTACTAAATCAATAGCGCCTTTCATGCCTTGTTTTTCAGCAAATGCCATCCAGTTGTGTACTGGAATCATTGTGTTGTTTTCGCCTTCTGAGAACAGACGCTGTAACTCAGTAGCTGAGGCATCGTAAACACCCCTAACTTTCAGAGCGTTAATCAATCCATCAATTCTGTCGCACAGAACATCTAATTCTCTTGCTTGGTCTTGGTAGATAACGAAATCAGGGATTGGCTCAAGGCTATCAGTTGTAAGAGTGGCGTACAAAGGCTTTGGACAAGGCCAAAAGTTTTCCAACTGTAATGGGTCATCTCGTTCATCCAATATCTTTCCGAGGGACTTAGAAATCCACAATACTTTTCCTGTTTCTTTGTCCCAGATTTCATATATCAGCGCCTCATATACACCATCGTTAGTTTTATAAGATTGTTTTAAGTCATCAGGCTGAGTATCCAATGGGATTTGATAGCCTAATTCATCGCCAAAACGCTCACATAATGCTGGGCGTGACATATAAACTCTACGCCATACAGCAGTTACTTCTTCCCAAGTTCTAGCGATTGTGTGTCCAAAGTCTTTCCAATGGACATAATCTACAGGGGCGCACTCATACTCAATGCGCTCTTGGTCTTCATTAGCCATTGCGCCTTCAGTTTCGGCTTCATCGGAATCTTCAGTAATTTCATAGCCATCATCAGGCATATCTTTATTGTCAGCTTCTTCGCCAACAATATGCGGCTCATAACGAACCCAGGCTACACCACGACCACCAAGCAGGCGGTCTAATACTGCGTTATTCATAGCAGACTTATAGTCGCCATAATGCTCTAATTCAAACTCTAATGCTCTCTCAAGCATCATTGAGGCAACTCTGCCTATTGGGTCATTGTCCCTAAATCTACGGCTAACATCAGGTCNAGGAAGTCTTGCAAAGATAGCTGGCTGAATAGTCTGAACATTGCTCCAGAGGATGTTAAATCNTGCGTTAGGATTNCGGTCATATCTGGAATCATCTTTGTATTTCTTTACAATCCTATCAACTCTGGCTTCCCAACGCTTATATGAGCGCTCATAGCCCATAATCGTTTTGTACCAGTCCTCATAACTGTGGTCTACAGTTCCTTTGTCATTCGCCATCAAATTCTCCCTGCTGTTCTGACTTTGGTATCTTTCCACAAGTCATTCAAGCTAACATCGGTTTGTCCTACAAACAGCCCTTTAATCGAGTCATCTTTCGAAGGCAACTTTGCTTCTTCTTTCCAAGCAATACTTAGCATCCTAAATGCGTCAGCGCCATGTGATGTCCAATCATGTCTAGGTTTATCCCTAAAGATTTTCTTGTCCTCATCCCACTCACGCTGGTACTGCCTTAAACATTCAATCAAGCCTTCACTTCTTTCTGCGTCAAACCAGCATCTTAATAATGCCATCCTTGCTGCTTGAATTCCATCCTGAAGTGACAAACTTGGTACAATTTTTAAACATTTTAACGGAATTTTGTCAGAAAGTTGCTCAATTATAGACTTTCCTCCACTTGCAAGTGTTTTTGCTCTTGCGTCATGTGGCAAATAATGAGTTGTGTACTTCACTCCCCAGTCGATTTCACGCTGTTTAATCAAGCCTGTGTAAAACGGAATGGATTGCCCATTGCTTGAATGGTAATCAACAATGCGTATCTCGCCATGCACAACCTGGTAACTAATAATGCTTGTGTCATCGCTGTAGCCCAAGTCCCATGCGCTAAACAGAGGGAACATTGGGTCTAGCTCAACCTTGGTAATTCTGTCTTGGTCTGTAAGCTGGCGCATCTCTTTGCCGTAATAAGCACCTAATATGGCACTTTCAAAGTCACATTCAAACTCTTGAAGATATTGGTCTTGAGTCATCATTTTGGCGGCATCGTCTAATTCAGACTTTTCAAGAAGCCCAGTCTGACTAGCTCTTAATACTTTTACATACCAATCTGAGTCTTTTGTAGCGTTATGGTAAACATCGTAAAAAGCGTTATGCCCTTTAGGAGTGCCAATAAACACAGCCCAAGTCTTATGACCATTCATTCCGTTTCGGTCAGCAAGCAAAGGTCGTATGATTTCACCCCATACTCTAGGGCGAATGTCAGCATATTCGTCTAGGACTATGCCATCACAGTAGTTTCCTCGAAGCGCATTTTCGTTGTCAGCGCCAAATAGCCGTATTCTTGAACCATTAATGAGTTCTACCCATAATTCAGATTGGTTTGATTTGGCTAATACTGGCTGGGAATAGCGTACAAGGTAGTCCCAAGCAATGCTTTTACTTTGAGCTAGGTATGGCGAAAGGTAAAAATAACGCCCATTTTCTTTGTTTTCAATCAATGCCCTGTATATAAGGTCATTAATGCAAGCAACAGTCTTACCGCAGCGTCTATGCGCTACGATAACTGCCCAGCGTTGTTCTCTATCATGGAAATCCTCAAATACATCTCTAGGCTTATAGTCAAGCTCTATATCTAAGTCTACTTCTTCCAAGACACCACCATGCGTTGAGGGGCTTTTTCATCGCCTACAACTTCAGTTCTAGCTAGTTTAGGCACATGGTATTCGCTTACAGCCATTAAGCAATCAAACGCTACTTTAGGGCCATGCTTGGGGTCACTAGCAATGGATTCTAGCCACTCTTGCATACGCTCAGAGTTAGCATCGACAAAGTTAGCAAACGCCTCACGAGCCTTTGCAGTAGCCTTGTTGGG